TCTAAGACAATATTTGCATCTAGTTTAGTATACAACTGCATGAACGACAGTTTAGTATCATCATCGAAGCGATTCAAGCACAATTCAATTGCTTTCATCTTATCCCCAAAGATACTATATGCTCGCACAATATGCACCAGGCGGCGAGTTGAAATAATTTCATCGATGCCACCATCATTGAATGTTTTACGTACAATGTCTGCCCAATCTACAAGATGCTTGTAGAAATCAGTATGCTCACCAATAGCAGGGATGTTGAGACGTTCTGCAACATTCTCAAGAATCTTGGATTCTACTGATGGTGTGGGATAGCACTGCTCAAATGTGACAGGGAATCTCTCAAGAAATGCCTCATTGAGAACATTTGTTCCCATGAATCGTCCATCTTCACTACCCTTGCCCTTAGTATTAGCAGTGGCAATAACATTGAATCCATTGCTTGGTGTTACATGCACACCAATCTTCTTCAAGAAAACACCACTACCCTCAAGAATAGATTGTAGACACAAGATCTTATTTGATGCCAGGTCAATCTCATCTAAGAGGAGAACTGCTCCACGTGACATAGCATCAATCACCGGACCATTGTGCCAAACTGTCTCACCATTCAACAAACGAAAACCACCAATAAGGTCATCTTCATCAGTCTCCACAGTGATATTGACGCGAATCAATTCACGTCCTAGTTGTGCACATGCTTGCTCAACACCAAATGTCTTACCATTGCCAGACATACCTGTAATGAATACAGGATAGAATTGATGTGATTGAATTACTTTCTTCAGATCACGGAATCCACCAAAAGCAACAAATGTGTCATCTTTGGCAGGAACGAGTGTCTCCACTTCAGTGGTGGGTAGAACACGCTCAACAGTGACAGGACTCTGCTCCATGGTGGGAGTGTTATCATCACTGACATTCCAATTGCCACGACGGACCTTATACTGATTCAGATACTTAGTCATGGTCTGATAGGAGACATTTGCACTGTTGCAATATGCCTTGACCATGTCAGCATCGATCTCAGTGCCAAAGTTGTCAACTAGTGTGCTGATGTGGAATTTGGAATCAATAGTGCGAGGCATTTGTCTGATGTGGAATTGAACTAATTGTAAAGAATGGATAGGCGAAACCACCCCAGTATGGGGCAGTTCCACAACTGTCATGCGATCTGTTCGATGAACGCTTTGGTGATGTACTTGTTTGATTTCTTGCCGCTGTGCATCTTACGGAATGCCCTGCTCACATCACTCTTCTTAGCACCATCATCAACCTCAAGATCCTCACTGTTCAACAGACTCTTGCAAGGAATGCCAAACCACCGATCAAATCCTGTTGTGCGGAATGCTACACTACCGTGTTTCTTCAACTCCTGACGCATGTCATCATATGATTCATATGCTTCAGATCCATAGTTCCTATGGAGAGAAACTAAGTCATTTGGAGCAAATAATCTGAATGCCATGATATTACATCGTGGATTCTCCACTTTTATTGCTCTCAGAAGTGTGTTGGTGAGGAGACTACCCATCCCTTCCACATTGAAAGTATGGGATTTATGGCGAATGACAGTATTCCATCTAACTGCGGTGGCAGCGCGACGTTCAACATCATCATATCCCATTCTGGTTATATTCATTCCTGACAAGTTACCCTCACCATCAGTCAAGAACACAACATTGCAGTTTTCAGTTTTAGTCTGACGCTGATACTGTTTAGCAATCTGACCCACACATACAATTGCTTCATTGATAGGAGTACCAGATAATCCATACCCAAATGGTACATGTATCCAGTAAGTGAATGATGATGCAGTCAACCACACATATTCTAGTTGTTTCTCAAAATCATGTGTTTTCATGTTACTACTAATCAAGTTCACCATCCTGAACTCTTTACCAATATGAAGATCTTTCTCTCTCCACTCACAGTTTTGATGTTGTTCTGGGTTATCTTCACTCCTCCATGCTTCATTGGTAAAAGCATATACTTCAAAGGGAATACTTACCTTCTTACAGAACCACAACAGTTGGAACAACTGTTTTATAGTGCTTAGCATCTGGTGTTGCATTGAACCTGACCAATCCAATACAAATATGAGAGAGTGATTCTTACCGTCAGTTGTTACTGATACCTTACGAAATATATCCTCACTATACTTGTAGGTGTGGAGTTTGCTAGTATCCAGCACACCAGTGCGAGCAGTTGATGTTCTTGCATATGCACTAGCACTCTTTTTCATTTCAAACTCTTTCACAAGAGAGTTGACACCCGCTCGTGCACTGGTTTTGAACTGTTTATAGAGTTCCTTACATTCTAATATACTATTTTTACAATTACGATTCTCATAAATGTCATCATCTGTGAAATTCATGCACCTTTCAAAGTGCTTCTCAAGGTCTTGTCTAACCTTACCAACAGGAATGATCACTTTATCCAAATATACATTGGGCAGTGTCATATATGTGGGTCTGGATGCATTGTCATTTGATAGATCTCTGAGTTTTTTATCATATGATTTCTGTGTTTTTGATTCTAATGGTTCATCACTATCAACATCACCACCCTCATCATCAGAGTTATCATTCATATCATATGATAGTGTGTCGAAGTCTGACTGATCTTGACTCTGATCATTACTTTGATCATCATCAGGATTACTATCCTTGCCACCATCCTCAGCACCACCACACTGTTGACTACCATCAACTGGTGAAATTGATTCTGAATTGCTCTTCTTATCCATCTGCCACACAATCAATGCTAGATCTAGCATCTGTTCATGGGTCTCACAATTAGTGATGTGAGTAACAACATCTGCCTCATCATCATTGAATTCAACATCCATGAATGATCCAATCTTGAAATATATGTTGATACGATCAGCGAATGAATAGTAAGTGAGATCTTTATCTTTCACTTCAAAGAAGTCTATCTCGTGCATACCATGGTAACCATGATAGAAATCACGTGAGACACCAGGATATCTCCTCTTCATCATTTTCTCAATGCGAATATCTTCGACAATATTCACATAAGAGGGTGGAATATCTCTATAACGTTCCTCTCTATTCCATCGACGCAATGGTGTGTAGAGTGCATGTCCTACTTCATGTGCCACCAGCATGGCATAGACTGACGTTGTCACATTGTCCCACATGGGGAGGGTTAGAACTCTATCGTCAAGTCCGAATGATGCAGTCGCCACCTGACGATGCTCTACAGTCAGATTCTCAGTTGCAAGTAGACGGGCAAGCATGCCCTGAATCTCGTTGGTAGACATTGGTTGCTTTCAACTGAAGATAGTATATGTTCAATCAACTCCCTTTCTTCCCATCTTGTACCGCTTCAGAGACTGGCACACGTTTGGCAATTTGTTTGCTGATATTGGTATGAGGAACAGGACAGAAACTATAATTTACTTCCATGCCACGCAATGATGGATGCAGTTTAGACCCATCATGAGGAACAACAGGAGTTCCCTCAATCACTACCATATTTACATCACTCCTCGGTAGGCAGGTTGTGCCACTACCACGAGTGACACACACAGTCATGCCGCCACGATAGAAGAAAGATACGATTCCATAGTGTTCGCCAAACTGCACCACATCACCAATAGACCACTCATTTTCCTCATATTGAGGGTGATCTTGATTGTTCCATTTTGGCATTGACAAGTTCTTCATTTTGACCACCGATGCTTTCGATCATTTGCTCTCCACACTGCTGGATGCTTGGGTTTATCAGACCATGAAAGATTCTGAGCATGTATTTCATCCTCGTAAGAATAATACTTGAATTCAATCCAATTATTCCACGGATCTTTGATAGTAGTTCGATGACACCTAACATTCTGACCATGCAAGTGTGCAACAGCAGAATCAATTCTCTTTGGGATGAGAAAATTGTATTTGCTATCTATTACATTGATTTCAGGGTGGTTCTTACAATGTTCAACCGCTTCAAAGTATTCATCACGATCCAAGAATACAGGACCATTGTGTCTAGGGAGTCTGCTATCTGGTTGATCAACAGATGTTGGTCCCTGAAGTACACTCACGTGATGCCCTGCAAAAGAGAATATAAATCCAGGATTGTGCGACCCATCTTCAACGTTGATCGCAAAACGCTGGCAGAATCTACATCCTAACACATCGCAATACCATCTGATCCCTTCTTCTATGTCAGGGATAGTGAATGCCATATGCCATATTGTTTTGGTGTGACTATCACCAAGAATGGACATAGATAAAGAATCGATGCTACGATGTACTTAGTATATCAGATAACATGTATAACGGCAAGCGTGTGCTGTGTGTCATTCCAGCACGAATGTCATCAGGTAGATTCCCTGGTAAACCATTAGCACTCATCAATGGCACCCAGATGGTCCTGAGAGTGGCGGAAATAGCATCCAGGTCAGAATATATTGATCACGTTGTTATCGCCACTGAAGACGAAGTGATCGTTGATCTAGCATATGAGCATGGATATGATGCAATGCTTACATCTAAACACTATACATGCACTCATCGTGTTGCAGAAATAGCAGTAACTCAACCACACGAATATGTCTTCAATCTACAGGGTGATGAACCACTCACTGATCCTAAATGGATAGACGAAATGATTGTATATGGTATTGATAATGACTGTGATATGGTGCAGAGTTCACGAAGTCTTGAGGATGGTGAGTTACAAGACGAAGATGTTGTCAAGATGATAGAGAATAATGGTAAAGTTGTTCACATGCAACGCAAACCTGATGTGGTGTGTGACAATATCACTGTGCAACTGGGGTTATACTTTTATAGACGAAACGTTATTGTTGATTTCCCTAACTGTGATATGACATTTGTCAAGTATTGGAAAGGTCTGGACACAATTGGTTTTATTGGTAAATATAATGTCATACCATACGATCTAAAGTGTGGTAAGATACGAGCAGTTGACCGTGCATGGCACATTCAAGAGGTGGAATGGTTACTAACCCTACAGAACTGAAACAAGCATCTGACATGCTTAGAGATGCCACTCGTGTGGCATTGATGGGGACAGGTGGTAACCTTGCCATCGCACAACATATGGCAAGTGACATTTACCGTCACATGGGTAAGTTTTGTTTTGCTCCTGATAGTGTCAATCAGACTGCACTGGGTGGTGATGGTGACTGGAAGGCACCATGGGTAGATTATGCTATTGGAGCAGCAGATCTTATCATTCTTATTACTTGCAGGATAGAATCACCTGCGGTATATGCTGTTGAAAAGTGGCGTGAGCATGCAAATGTGCTTATCATTGCACCAGAGAAGCATGAACATATTCCTACATTGGTGATTGATTCAACTTTATATCATGAATTTGAATGTAAATCACTGATGGCAATCTATAACATGATAGAAGAATGTGGTGTTGAGTTACCAGAACTGCCACGTCATGCACCTACAAAGGATGTTACTTCACGATGTGATGTATATTGCTTTGATATTGATGGCACACTAACTCAACCACATGATAGTGATCCATGGAATGCTGTGCCACGCATGAATCGCATTGAAAAAGTCAATGAGTTATATGATGATGGTTGTACGATACATCTACAGACAGCACGTGGATACGTCTCAAGTGCAAAGAAATATCCTAATGACCCACAAGCACAACAACGCAATGCAGACTATTTGTGTCGTGGTAGGACTGAGAAACAGTTAGAAGAATGGGGTGTCAAGTATCATTCATTATACTTTGGCAAACCACGTGCATCAACATATATTGATGATCGTGGATGGAATGATAGTGAGTTCTTTGCTCTCTTAGATCAACCTACAAAATATCCGCCATTCTGGCACCCTGTGTAGTGAGTTCTGCGTCAACTCGCTGCTTAGAACACCACTCATAACCCTTATGGTATGATTCATGATGCCTGTACTCTTGCAGGGGATGAATCATACCATTTTTTATTAGGTCATCATATAATACTTTGGGTGACTTGAGTGCATCAAGTCCTAGCATATTATTGGTAAACCACACACGATCATGGAAGTCAATATTATTCCAATCCTCACACCAATGGAAGAATTCTTTTTGTTTATCTGTGAGATAATCATATCCCCACTTGAGATGCATCAATACTCTCTCAGGTGGACGATCCATCTCATCCCTAGTCTTGGTTCTATATTTTGTGATGTCATCATATAAGTGGATTGACTTACCTAAGTAAGAAGCATAAAATAGATCAGTCCCAGGCCATGGGATATAAACATGATCATGTTTCTGAAATAATAATGATAACTTGATCTGTCGTGACTCACGATCAGTCAGTGACACAATCTGATGATCATCAGGTAATTTTAGTTTTGTCCAGTGCTTCCACTTATCACAGTCTCTAAATGGCACTAAGAATGTGACCGGTGTAGGTGCTGAATCAATAGCATCCTGCACTGTCTTATATTCATCCACACGAATAGTGACCTGATCATCACGTGGTAAGAAGAATAATGATCCTTTAGGTTCCACATATCTCTGCGTGTGGACTCTACCTAACTCCCATACAAATGGGCAAGTCCCATAATAACTATGGACAGTAGAAAACTTACTCTTTGTTATCTTTTCATGGTGAAATCTAGACCATGAATAGAATAGTCTACTATCAAATACATCAGGTTTAGTATACAATAAGTCTGGACGCCCTAATGCCTCTCGACACACACCAGGAGAAATTCCAAACATAAAAAAGGCATCTTGGTGAAAACCAAGATACCTCATCATAGTATGATGCCATTTGTCGGATTGTTGTGCTATGACGCCAACCTCACGCCATGCCACCGCCCCATTGGCGGTTGACTCCATCATCAGTGCGGCGATAGTAACCGACGTGCTCGGTTTTCTCAAGTAGAATACTATCTACTTCATCATCACTCAGAAGACCTTTCTCCAACAACAGTTGAACTAGACCTTCAGTAGAGACTTCAATAGAGTCCTCATAATAAGGTGTCCACTTCTCGGTGGATTCTGCATCGGCAATGGTGCCAAACTCACCAGCCAATGCACGCGAATAAAGAGTGCGGGAGTGTTCTACCACATCGGTAGGAGACGTGGTATATGGCAACCACGCCTCGTCGAATTCAACAAAATCGACTTCCATGTCGATCATGTTGTGCTCTTCATTTGCCCACTTAGGGTTTTTGACAGCGTTTACTGTGAATGACATTTTCTCTTATTCTTTGGTTGATCAGGAATAACGCAACCAAAGGGTTGCAGAATAAGCAACCGTGGTGTTCACGGTCACGGAGTTGACAGTAACGTTTACAGATGCTGTGCCGTTGATTGTCAAGTTGTCGGTTGGAATGTTACCAGCAACACTCAGGTTCTCGGTAGAAACGTTACCAGAAATGGTAGTGTTATCTCCACCCACATCGACAGAACCACCAACAGCCAAGTTGTCGGTTGGAACACCGGAGTTCACGTTGAATGATCCGCCTTTACCGCCTTGAATGTTACCAGACACGTTGACGTTGGTGTTACCGTCAATGTTGCCACCACTCAAGTTACCACTCAAGTTGCCATCAAGGTTACCACCAGACAAGGAAGTGTTACCTTGAACGTTACCACCAGACAGTGCTAGGTTGCCATCAGCGTTAGCGGAAACGTTACCGGATCCTGAACCTGAACCAGTACCTGAACCGGAGTTTACCAGTGCTGCACCTGAATCATATCCCATGCAGCGCCAGTTGCCTGACGGAGCATCGTTACTTTTACGTCCCGTGGCATCAGAGTAGCGGAGGGTTGATCCCGCTACAGTTGAACCAGGGTTTGTTGCGCTGTTTTCTGTGCCAGATTGCTGCAGAAAAGCGTATGTACCTACATCACCGACAGATGCATTTGCGTTGACCGATGCGTCCAGAGTAATTGCAGCAGTGTTGATTGCACTGATACGCTTATCTGAATCGACAGTAATAAATGGAATGGCACTAGCCGAACCATAATTACCGGCACTAACGTCTGTGGTTTGGTTTACGTTTGAACCAGTACCGTATAGAGCCATTGAATTTGTGTCTCCTTCGTAGTGTATTTATAGAATAGTGATCAGACTTCTTCCATCATGAAGCGGTATTTCTTACCACTACGACGGTTGGTGATGTAAAGATCATTTTCACCCTCTTCGATGAGGTATGAACCCCAGGTTGCATCAATTGAATTGACGCCCTTTGCCTCGTTGCTGAGGTCAAGGTCACTGGTGTATACGTTAGCAAAACGTGTTCCCGTTGCACCAATGTCAAGGGTACCGTTAGCATCAGGTAAAATGTTACCCGAAACAGTCAGAGAACTCAGTGTTCCAACTGATGTTAGGGAAGAAGCAACAACACCTGAACCAAGTGTGGTAGCATTCAGGACGCTGGTATCAGCGATTTGGAATGCTTTTCCAGACACAAGGTTGAAATGCTCACTGGATTCCCAATGATCATTATCATTATACCACAAGAGAGTGTGGTCTGATGCACCTTTCAGAACAATACCACCAGCATCTGCTGTGGTGTCTGAAGGTGAAGCAACAGATCCCAGTTCAAATGTTTTGTCATCTACGGAAATTACCGTGCTGTTGATGGTAGTTGTGGTACCATTTACAGTGAGGTCGCCCGTGATGGTGAGACCAGCACCAACCACAACTCCACCACTCAGGGTGATGTCATCCATGGTCGCACGACCAGTGATGTCAGGGGTTGCAATAGTTGGTGAAGTACCAAACACAAGAGCACCACTGCCAGTCTCGTCAGTTACGGCGGCGGCAAAGTTGCTGCTTGAGGGTGTTGCTAAGAAGGTGGCAACGTTAGAAGCAAGACCAGAAACTCCAGTAGAAATAGGAAGACTGGTTGCATCACTTAGGTCAAATGCTGGTGTAGCATCTGTGCCACCAAGATCCAAACTAATACCACCGAAAGAAACGCTATCGTTGGCGAGTTTAGAATTTGCAATACTACCTGCTAACTGTGTGTTAGTGATAGTACCGGAGAGACTTGAAGTTGGATAGTTAGTCGCGTCAGCAAGGTCAAATGCTGGTGTAGAATCTGCAGCACCGAGTGCTACACTTACACCACCAAAAGAAACGCTGCTATTTTGTAGTTCGGTATTTGCAAGACCGCTACTAAGCGTAACTGTTCCGGAAATTGTTACATCATCTAAATTAGATGTTCCATCAACATATAGGTTGCGCCACTGTTGAGTCGCAGAACCGAGATCATAAGTATCATCCGTATTAGGAATGATGTGAGAATTCACATCTGCTCCAAATACAACATTATCAGATGCAGCATCCCCGAGAGTCAGGGTGCCTCCATTGAATGTGGTTGTGCCAGTAACCGCTAAGTTACTGTACATAAACACGTCTGCTGCGAAAGTGGAGACGCCAACGTGGGAAGACAGACCAGCAACGACTTGCTGATTCAGTCCACCAACCTTAGCTAGTTCCCTGGCTCTTGACATGGCGTATTATTAGTACAGGTTAGGTGCTGGTATTATTTAGTTACTCTGACCCTGAACGCGATACGTTGAGTCATTTCATCGGCATCAGAACTTGGAGGATTTACTTTATGAATATCATCGTGATGATAAACTATGACACGTCCCTGCCGATTACCTATTATATTAGTTGGCCATCCTATATCATATTTGCCTTTAGGGTGACGACCACCAGTATAATCGTCTCCATAAAATACAATTTCACCACCCCATGTGGGGTTCCACTTTCTATTTACCACATATAAAACTGTATAGTAATCTCCATACCACCCAAAGTTAGTGTCTTTATGGATCTCTTTATACTGTTTCTTTACTTTTACTAACCCAATTGGTTCAGATGCTCTAGCACTAAAGTATGTGGTCCAACGATCTTTATCTCTCGGAACACCATACTTCTCATAGAAATCAGTTTGATCTTTGAAGAACTGGTTACCAACTCTCAACCCATCAACCTTATCTCCAATACCCTCTAAGTCTGCTTTACCTTGAAACAATTTGTCATTGATTGTACACCACAATGACCATATCAATGGATTACGTTCTTCCAATGACTCAGTATTCCATCCCAGAGGGTGTCTGTATGATGAGAACTGCAAGAGTTGCATCAGTCCATGGAGTGCTGCCTCTTGAGATAATATGTGACGATGAACAGCGTTGCCATCCTGTGATGGAATATATTCATTCAACTTCCTAGTACAGCGGTCGGTCTCCATATCGAGACCATACCACTTATGATACCAGGAAATACTTTGACAATAAGTATAAATCTCGTCTGATACTTCACTATCAATTAGATCATCATAAAATTGAACCATATCAATCCACTGGAGTTAGAGCAATCTTATATCGTTTGCCAGTTTTATTGTTGAGCATGAAGATGTCATTCTCACCCTCCTGAAGTGTCCAATTACCTTCAGTACCATCAACCTCGTTACCACCTGTGCCCACGTTGCTGAAGTGCATATCAGCAGTATAAACATTTGCCCAACGAGTACCACTAGCGCCTAGATCACGAGTAGCATCAGAATCAGCGATCATGTTGCCACTCAACGTAATGCCTGACACTGCAATTGCTGGAGTATCAGTCAAACCAGTCGCGTTACCAGCAAACTTGACCGCAGTCAGTGTGTTGGTTGCAGGGTTATAATTGAGGTCAATGTCAGTCCGGAACTCTTCAGTACCAGTCGCTTCTTCAGCAAAGATCAGATAATGACTGGAGTTGGTGGTGTTAGTGGCAGTGAGTGTGCTGTTACCAGCAACAATATTAGTAAGGTTTTGCCCGTTACCATGGAAGTTTGCTGCCGTAATAATACCAGTGGTATGGATGTTCTGACTGATAGCACCAGCAGTTTCACCAATAATAAAATCACCACTCTTTGTTCCAAGAGTAAGTGTTACGTTACCACTATAGTCATTATGGTCGGCAGATTGCACCCGAGTGTAGTGGACGTTAGAAACCTCACAATAATAATCAACACGTGCAGGGAGTCCATCATCAACCAAAATCTTCAGTTGGTTGGTGATAGTATTGATTCCGGTAACAGCATTGATGTTGCCATTTAGAGAACCTATAACGTTACCTATTACATTACCAGTAATAGGACCAACAAAACCACCAGTGCTAGTTGTAACGCCACTTACGAGTACCTGACCAAATGAATTGCTTCCAGTGCTAGTAACCTCACCTGTCAAACTACCAGTTACATTACCAGTTACGTCGCCAGTTACATTACCAGTTACGCTACCAGTAACAGCACCCGTCAGGGGTCCTATGAAACCTGTGGCAGTAACAATACCAGTAGATTCTATATTGATATTCTTTAGGAAGTTGATGGTAGAAACACCAACAGAGTTCAAGTTACCAACAATATTACCAGTTACATCACCATCATGAGTACCAGTGGTGATACCAATTAGGTTACCAGATACATCACCAAGAAGATTGCCATCAAAAACACCACCATCAAATAGATTTGCGGTAAGTGCTGCACCAACTATGTTACCACTGAAGTATTGACCAGCAGTAATAATACCACTAGCATTGATGTTATCAAAATCACCAGATACATCAAGGGTTGCAATACCAACAGATACTTGACTTGCTGTAAGACCTTTGCCCACACGGACATGACTCACATTCTCTACAGCACTGCTACCATCACCATTCTGGATCGCAATGATTGCGCCCGTCGCAAAAATAGTGACGATGCCACTTTGTCCTGGAACTGACTCAAACGAGAGACCTGTACCTACACGGAAGGTTGTAACACCAGTGACACGAGTAAATTTATGAGCGTCTTGGAAATCATTGGTAGATTTGTTGATACGTACTGTAGCAACACCAACCTCAACACCACCATTATCTTGTTTGGTGGCAAATACATCTACACCATTACCAGTGAAGTTGACAATAGTGGTAGAACCACCGAAACCAACTGGTGTTATGGCATCCTTTTGAACATCTATACCATCAACACTGCCTGATGGAGCACCAGATGGTGCTGCCCAATATCTACCACCTTCAGTGGTTCCATATAAAATATGGTTATTATTTCCGGGCAGACCGAGATTCGGTTCCACCTCTTCCAGTGCTAAAAAACTGGGGAATCCTTCAGTTTGTTTACGATCAGTGGATAGACCTGAGTAAGATGTTACACCTACACGCCCGGACAGCAGTCTCATTTTTACTTAGCGTTTTCGAGAACAGAAATAATGCACTTCATGGTATTATTCGCATCACCTTTGATGGTAAGAATATCACCTGTCTCAAGTGCGAGACGACCATCAAGGAATGACATAGCATCCTGATGGGGGATACGTGCATCACGCACGACTTCAGTATCTTCACCTCCACGCCTATGACATACACTGAACGATGTCACAGAGGATCCTTGACCTACATTTGATACATTGCCATAGATCAACAGTGATGCCACTCCAGGAGGGCAGGTGTAGATACCAACGGCAACATCAGTTAGACTATGGGTGATTGTTCTGAATTTATTGAGTGGAATCGCAGCCATTAGACATTACCTCCGAGTGCAATAATTAGTGGTGTAAGGGTTGCTTGGATGCTCTTATTGAAAGCGTCACCTGTGATGGTGCCGGTTTGTTGGTTGATAGTAAAACCATCACCGACTTTCAAATTACCTCTTTCATCCGTGGAGGTATAAACAACTCGACCACCGCCCTCAGATACAGTTTCATTCTCCGGGATAGTAACGCCACCCTTACGGGGTAATGCATTAGCAATCGTAAGACCAGCACCAACAAATTCAAATGTATATGAAGATGCAAGAATCAGAGATTGTCGCTGGATGGGGACCGCTGAACCAATACCGACACTTGCCGGTAATTTTTGATCAATAGTAACGGTCGAAACGCCTGCAGTAACCGGCGTAGCAGTATTTATAGTGAAATAAGTAGGTCCAACTTCAGCAGTTGCTTCTGCTGTGGTACCACTACCACTAGAAATAGTGATAGCAGGTGCAGTGCGATATTGTGTGCCAGTGGCAAACATGTCGATAGAGGTCACCTGACCGAATCCATTCACCGTTGCTGTTGCTTCAGCGTTAGCACCATTGGGACCAGTAGGAGCAGCAATAGATACAGTTGGGGGATTGGTACTTGTATAACCAGTACCAGCATTAGTTATATTGACCTTGATAACTTCATTGAATAGTTCTCGAAGGTAGAAAACCTGACCAGAGTAAGGGCGTGATGTAAGATTACTAAGAACAACAGTATTGTCTTCTTCAACCGCAGCAACTGCCAATGTACCAGTATCTGTGACAGTACCAACACCGGATGCCACGATACCAAAGGTACCGAACGAGGCATTAGAGTTGTTCAGGTCACACTGACCACCTGATACACAGGAGATGGCGTACTCGTCACACACGGTGAAGATAGACACCAACTGTGCATAACCATCGTTGGAGATTGTGACACCAATACCACCCTGATTGTATTGGGTATAAGAGTCAACCACCATGGACTTGGTACCACCAGTGTGGTTACCATTGATCCTCATACCAATACTGTTAGGAACAAAGTTTGTGCAGTTCCTTACATATGGTGACTGGGTGATGATGCCAGTGATTCTTGCTCCACTACCAGCATCTCCTGAGAGGAAGGTGATGGTGTCAGATGTGAATGATGTGATACCAGTGAAGATACCAGCAAGTGGATCACTTGCCCGTGGATATGAATGCAAAGTCGCATTATCATCACTGTCACAGGTCATTGCAAAACCACCAGTGACAATACCAATACTGTCAGATAGTGTCAGACCATGACCTACAATTGTGGCAGTGGTAACACCACTGATAGGATCGTAGTTGATGAGCGTGGGTGTGGTGGACACACCAGTGTGCCAATTGGGTCCAATCTTGAATGAATCAGCATTGGCACTTACAAAACTGTGACGATTGACCACACCCTCAGGAGGGAACGTAATCATTGCACCAGTATTGGCAGCACCAACAAATGACATATTCTGAATCAAGGCACCATTGTGAACCTTGAATAGATCTTGTCCAACATTTGATGGAATAACTTGAGTATTTCTCAGGTCATCACCATCAATCGACACATTACGTGGCACAGTGATGGGGTTGTTCTCACTGTAAACACCACCAGCAACACGGATTACATCACCAGCACTAGCAATCTCAGTTGCTGCCTTGATTGATCTCTTAGCACTACTCAGTGTTCTGCCAGAATTTGTATCATTACCATCTTCTGCAACGTAAATGATATTCAGTGTTGATGCACCAGCACCAACCCACTGAAGTTTACCAGCATTATCGGCAGCAAGAATAGATTTAGCAACACCAACTTGAGAGTTGGAGTCATAGAAGACACCATCAATCCGGACAGTGCCATCAACATCTAAGGTATAATCCGGTTGGGTACTACCAATACCCACGCGGTCATTACCATCATCATATACAAATTGAGAAGCACCACCAAAGGTGCCATCATCTTTCTTATATTGTAATTGATCCGGACGACCATCTGCAAGGGCAGTAATATCAGCATTACTTGACCAAGAGATACCAGTGCCGACAGAGACCAGAACTTTGAAGTCTGATCCAGCACTGTCATTCATATCATATAACTTCTTACGGACTGCGATGTCCGCATTGAAGTCACCATCCCTGGCAGGTTGCGTGCTACCGATACCTACTTGGGCAGCGGCAACAATACCATCAAAACGTGCTGTAGTTGCAACATCTAAACCATATTCTGGATTAGTTTTACCAATACCAGTACGATTATTATCGGCATCAACGACAAGAGCCTGGTCGCCAACTTCCAGACCCTTCTCGACAGCAAACTTTTTATTTACCGATGCCATTTACCAAGATACCCCTTTTATGATTGTATTTATCAGGTAGTCCGCATGATATATGCGAGTGCATAATATTGAGGACGGTTATCAAGAGGATCGCCACTACCATTTGATCCAGTGTTCTGGTTTCCACCATCTGCAGTAGAACCACTGACACCTATATCAATACTGTGATTGTGACCAGTGTTGTTGTCATTAGTAGTTCCACTTACACTGTGACTATGACTATCGTTATTAGTGTTTCCACTTACAGTGTGAGTGTGACCTCCAGCACCATTGGTTGAGGATTGTCCTGCCAAATCTGCATCGTAAGCAATATCCGGTGCATTAGGGATGGAACTGTTATCATCAGTGTCACTATAAACATTGAAACCATGAGTATGGTTACCTGGATTATTAGTGGTTCCACTGAAACTATGACTATGACTATCGTTATTAGTGCTTCCACTGTAGCTGTGAGTGTGGGTGTTGCTAGTGTTACCACTAGTTCCACTTGCACTCAAACTTCCGGCACCGTGACTGTGTGACGGTTGACTGTGGAAGTGATCCGGCATCTGACCCACAGTCAGAGATGGGGTGTCATTACCGCCAGTGTTACCGGTGTTGTAAGCATCACCAGAACCAACAATAAAGCGGTTTCTAAGGTCAGGTGTGCTGTTACTTCCATTACAAAGTGACCATCCAGTAGGAACTGTGCTACCAGACCACATGATGATGCCACCCAGAGGAATGGTACCAGGTCCAATAAACTCGCCAGCAGTGATAGTGTTGGATGCTACCTGAGTGTGTGAATATAGTGTAGAACCAGAGAAGTAAAGAACTCCATTGTCCATCAGTTCACCATCAGTGCCTGCAAACACAACCCGTGTATCAGTTAGATCACTGACCGCCAGACTTGCAATTGTGGATGCAGCACCTACACTTAGACCACCACTAATATATGCCTCACCAGTTGCTTCAAACACACGGTGAGCAGTAGTTCCATTGTTGTTGCCCAGAGCAAGTTTGTCGAAGGCATAATGATCAGTGGCGTCAACCGTAATCGGACCCCACTTCTTCCACGGAGAAGTGTCACCAGTTCTCACATATCCAATGTAACCACCCTTATCGTATGACAGATTGAGAAGAATCTGGTCAATTGAACTGGTGGGAACTGCATTGGAGGAACTACCATTGACTCCCACCAACACACTTGCACCAACAGCACCAGAACGGTTACCCTTGAGTTGTAAGTCAATCAGTTCAGTGTTACCCAAACTGTACAGGTTGTTCTTGACAGTCAGGTCATCAAAGTCTGCTGTTACAGGAACTTTGAGAACTGGCGTTGAGTCAAACTTAGTGATGGTGCTGATTTCTTCACCAGTCAGAGCATCAATCTTCTTACGACCGATGAAGAACTCACCCCGGTCATTCATACCGGAGTATACAACAGTACCGCCACGGGTGTTTACAGACTGTGCCAGTAGTTGCTGGCTGTCATCTAAGACACGGGTTTGTGTCTGAGGCATGCCTGTGCTGTAGTTACCAGGTCCATAACCCACATATTCAAATGTGTGACCCGAGGCACGGATGGTAGAGTGACGACGTTGCTCAACAGGTAGAACCTTGATACGCTGTGCAGCAACGTACTGAAGGTGTGATGCAGCATTGGTTCCTAAAACACCACGTGCAATCTGATTCTTCTGTGCGTTGGTGATGCGAACAATCTCATCCTCAATCTGCAAGAAGTCACCACGGTTGAATCCAAGAGGATTTTTTAGTGTGATGCTAGTTGAGGTTGTACTCAATCCTGCACTAATCTCACTAAATGCACCATCATAGATGGGAATAGTTTGACCATTAGCACGGAAGTTTATACCACTTCCATGTGCATATGCACCAGCACCAGAGAAAGTAGGATCAGTTTCAGAATCAATCAGGACACTTAGAGATGATCCATAACCAATACGGTCTTGAATAGACCATGTACCATTATATTCTGTATTGGCACCATTGATAACAATTTGATCACCCCGCCTCAGACCGATGTCCGTGTTCATTGTCACGGTTGCGATCTTCGTCGTCTTATTATGAACAATGTTAGTGATTGTAGTAGTAACACCTACATGGTAGATAAAACCACCTGTAGATCCTACGGAAACTCCACCAGACGTATAAAGAAGGTTCTTAGGATCAGTAACCTGAGTGATACGATGCAGACCGTTGAATCCGGTACTACCCACACCCACAACTTGAACAATGTCACCCACAACATTGTCAATCTCACTCACCTGTACAGTAGAGTTGTCACCACCTGGATCAAACTTAGGAATACCAGCAAGAGTCAGGGTGTCTCCAACAACATATCCTGATCCACGATCAACCAAGGTAACATCAGAAATGTTACCAGCAGCGTTGACAACAATGTCAGCAGTAGCACCTTGACCACTGCCACCAGTGAAGTGTGCACCAAAGTAATATTCTCCGGTACCACTATTGACACCGAAACCAACACCACCACTCAAAGAACCAATCTGGAGAATGCCATTCAAGTCATGGTCAACTTCAGTATTGAGAGTTACTGTGGTACCTGAGACCGTTGCATCAGTAATCTTCCTACCGATGCCCATGTCATCGATTAGTTTATATGTTGACTCCTTAGTGATGCTATGCTCAGGATTGCTACTCTCAACATGTCCGATGTCATCACGGACAGCATAAGATGTAGCATCTAAAGGATCATCTGTAACAGAATCAACATCAACAAACGGTTTCAGATAGTTGATGTTCTGAGGGAACCTATTCTTACCAATGTTGAATGGTGCTAGATCAGGAGTAGAATGATAACCTAGAATGGTAAGGTCAAACACGCCATCTTGAACGCCTGCTTTATGCTCCTGGCGAACCTCATGGTTGAAGATCTGGTAAGCATTACCATATTCTTTCCTTACAAAGTAAGGAGAGAACGTCCGACCAGAACCAACAACAGTAGTGTCGTGAGAAGTATAAGGAACACCCGTGGAGATGGTAGTAATACCACCAGGATCCGTGTTGATACCGATGCGGAAAGACTTCTTATCAATAATCTGCGAAACATAATGCAGACCGTTATAACCTGCGTTTGATTCGCCATGGACGTTATTCTCAGACCGCAGACGGTTGATTTGAATCAACTGACCATGATGTAAGTGGTGAGAATGACGGCAGGTGATAAAACCAATATTACCAGTCCATGAAGCATTGGTTATATAAGTCTCATTACGGAGATCTAGATCACTGCCGAGAGTGTTATTCTCATTCTGGAAGTTAGTATCATCAATAACTGATCCACTATCCTGAATAGTGTATCCATTCTGTGGTGGTGCTGCAATGGCAGACCCATCAGGCAAAACATATCGTAAGCGATAGATTGTCTCGATGTCTTGGCGATCATCAATCTTACGAGAGATGAATGTTGCAGGAGTTTCAGGGGTAATAGATAACTGGTTGACCTGGATCTTATTGTGAAGTGTGTTTCCAGTCTTGACATTGACATACCAACCGGTAGCATCGTACTGGATGGGGTGACCAGGTTCACCTGGTTCTTTATCAACAACTGAAGAAACAACTCTCAGTTGACCACCAACATTGTTGATGCCACTGATAGCAACATTAGCAAGAGCATTATCCTTACTAGTTGCAATCTTGATCTTATCTTTCTCTGTTGCAACCGGGTTAGCAATTACATAATACTTGCGGTTATAATCAATACCATCAGGAAGTGCACCATTGTCAGCATAGAAGCGGACAGACTCCCCAGTAAACAGGTTATGAGTCTGATTGGCGCATTGTAATGTAACAATGTCACTAGAAATACTACTAATGCCAGAGGCACGACCGACAAGGAAATCCTTTTTACCACTGGATTCAGACGTGGCAGCAGGCACCGTCATCATGATCTCAGCGGTACTGACCTGACCGTTGATATTCAGTTGAAGTAAGTCACCAACTTTGTTACCAACAAAGTATTTTGATGCTGTAACGATAGGCACATCATCACGTTGCTTGAAGTCACGGAGATATAGTTTAGTGTCTGGAGCAGCAGCGGTATCATCTACATCCAGTTTCAACCAGTTGAATGTAGTCTCTTTACCAAAGTTCTTTTGTGTGGGGAGGATGGCAGTGATGAAACCTTGATCATCTTTCTGGAATGCATCATCTTTGAAACCATCACACAACAGTGCACATGCACCGAAGTTGGAGTTAGAGTTAGTGACCGAAGAGTCAGACCCAGACTCACAAATGAAGTGATGTCCACAACCCACAGCAAACACAGACACCAACTGAAGTTGTGCGTTGTTGGATGCTTTGATGTGGAAGTTCTGCCATTCTGGTTTATGGCGTGCCATGCCATCGGTGTGCAGGATCGTGCTCGTTCCTAGAGCTGCCTGATCCTCATATACACCACTAGACAAATTATATTTTACAAATGCATTGTCATCTTTGTTCAGGGACACACCAGTGAACTGTGCCAGCACCATGGATTTGAATCCAGTTGCCTTGCTACCATCAGCATGCAGACCGTTGATGCCAAATACAGAACGGAGAGAACAGTTGAAAATGTAGGGTGATGCACTTGTAACAGTGTCACTCTCAACCGTAACAGTCGGAGAAAGACCACTAAGGTTTGGAGTAGCAGTAGTTGCAGGTGCAGTAGTTACAGAATAAGTGAACAGTGTGTCGCTCAGTACCTGAGAAACTACATGCACACCATCATATTCTGTGCCATTGACATTGCTATTGCCAGCAACACCCTTGATGTTGATAGGTGTAGCTACAGTAAGACCATGTGTCTCACTAGTGCGGACAGTTACAATAGTGGTAGCAGTGGGGTCAGTGGAGTTGACACCAGAGTAAATGTCCTGGATTTGGATGGCACCAACGTTGGAGATAGCACCAACAATCCGAGATTCATCAACAACTTGCTCAAAGTCGTCGTTAGTTGGATAAGAAGGAATGGCACGACCAGATGCATTACCATATGCCAAACTCAACTTGGCATAATACATGTCAAGGTCGGTCAGACCTTTGCCTGCCATCTTATTCGCACCATCTGCATACTCGAAGCAGGTGAGTTTATGGTGAGAATAGTTGGGAGAGTAGACGTTTGTAGTATAATCTTTATAGATCTTATCTGCAGGATCACCATCAAATAGGGTGAACTCACGGAAGTAGCAACCACCAGTTACTCGGAACAGTGCGGTGGAAGGAATACTATCGTTTAGTGGATCTGGTACATATTTTGGTCGGATCTTAGTCTTACGAAGATCTGAACCACAAATAGATGTACCACGTGGCATGATAACGCCACCATTCGCACTGTTGAAGTGATACAGTACGTTGTTGGCATCCTGGATGTTGAAATTAGCGCCAACACCAAACTCTGAAATACTTTCTGCTGCACCAGTCACGTCAGTGACAGTGCCTGAGGTGTTTATCTGATAACCAGGACGGTTATCAATATAATGAACACCAGGGGAGACTACAATCGAAGTCTTGTCAAACTTATCGTTATCTTTTCCAAGTTGATATGAAAATCTAGCGGACTCAAGAAGAGCACGCTGGATAGTCTTGAACGGTCGGGTTCTTGAGTTACCCGTGTTACTAATGTCATCTGTGGCATCCAGTTCTTCTGGATTTACATAGATTACATTGCCCTGAATGTTCTTCAGGAAGTTTTCAAGTCTACTAAGAGGCATTACCTATGAGCTCAGACACCATTCCTTCAGATTATTTAGGAACGGTGCCTGGACTACTAAGTCACATGCAACTAACTAACTCAAGCTCCTCATCAATTTCAGTCGCTAACTGAACAACTTCCCACACATTCATGAATTGTTCTGTCTCCGGGCATTCCAAATGACGAGTTGCACCATCTGAACCATGAATAATAAATTTTCGAGCAGGAATGTTTACTTCAATTTTTGTCACATGCTCGTCTTCAAACTGTGCCAGCATAGACTTAGTTTCATGGTAGGACTGTCTTATTATACTTCTTCAGTCTTCTGTTGTCAACACTGCTGTAACAGTAAAAAATGCATCAATTTTTCCGCCTCCTTGATTACGAACCTTTACAGTTCTGCCATAAGGGATTGACTCAACGAAAAGTTCTTGGAAGCATGTGTTAGAAGTCAGTTGCACATGAATAGAGTTCACATCAACTTTTCCATACCATTCTTCAGGTAGATCAATGATCCCGTCAACAGTTACTTTTCCTCGGAATTCAATTGTTGTCATCTTGGAGTTTATCTAAAGTGTACTGTTTCTTAGATTTTACCACATCATCATGCAAATGTGCAATATCTAACAAACCATTTACATCAAACCAGGGAGCAGTTGCCCAGTCAAATCCTTGACCGAAAGTGCTATCGGGACTAACGATATACCAGTGACAACTGCTGTCAGGCAGATCCACAGCACAATGTGACCAATCATCTAACCACTGTGGGACTTGAACCCACATAGTCATAACAAGAAAAATACTAAAAAAAGTCACTTTGTAATTGTGTTTTGGGGTCCACGGTAACGTTCATCTAAAATATTACGTTCTTCATCATCTGGTGCCATAAACACGTTGGGATCAGGATAGTCTTCCCACGTCTTGCCTGCATAGTCAATGATGAGAGGGTTGATGTCCTTCCTCTCACCATATACATGGTAGAAACAATCAATGTCTACACTAGACTCCAATACAATTTTAGTATTGTCGAAGTCCTTGACAATGATGTCCTGTTGTGCTCCAATAGGCGTGATGGAGACAGTTATGCTGTTCTCATGAACCAAGTTGACCCAGTATTCCGGCAGTAGGATCTCAGTCTCACCAGTGAGTCTGCCACGATGATACACAGCAACCTCAGGACCCTCGACACATGCATAGCGCAGTCGATGACCTTCCTTTGTAGGGTGCTGGATGTCAAATGACTTACCCAGAGCATCTGCTGTAGAAAACCTGGATGCCAGTCTGCCCTTGTTTAGACAGTCAACTTTGCCAGTGACATACACATCACCATCAATGTAGACAGCATTTTCTGCTTCTTCGCCAATGACCTCAACGTCACCATCAACCTGGAGTGCCCGTCCTGAAACACCAGACTTGAATTTATCAAGGTCTGTGCCAATATTTACAGTTGCTTTTGCATAACCTGAGTGCTTTCCAGCAATTACTGGTCCAGTGACAACAAGAGTGCCATTGAATGGCGAATCACCATCTAAGGTGTCAGCAGCAGTGTCAAGTTTTTTGGGATCTTCTCTACCAATGTAGACTTTACCCGTCTCAATGTCTCTAATGCCTGCCATTATTCTACCAGTGAGTTGATATAATCCCCAAGAGGACCGGGAATGAGTTTGGATTGTGGTTCATGGATGCGAACCATGTCTCCAATAATAATATTGAAACCTTTTGAGTTTGTAATCAATTTATCATTGGCAGTGACAGTGGTGTTGTGCCCAATCAATTTAGCAAAGTTCTTTCCCTGAAGATGAATATCATGCTCAGCATGCAAGAATATGTCACCAATCTTTGCATCAGTCGCTTTCATGATGATGTCCTTTGCCATCACCGAGAAAGTTCCCTTACAGTCAAAGTTTATGTCACCATCAGACTTGATATTGATGGGACCAGCACCAGTCTGAATGATATTAGAACCCTGCTCATTTTCAGTAGCACGGAGTTCCCATCCACCATCCTCAAAAATTCTCAAAGATGCAGCAGATCCAGCAGCAGCACAAATTTGTGCCTTTCTTACTGCCTTTCCATCTTCCTCTTTACCGATACGGAAAGAACCATCTTCAGGATGATTGACAATATATGGTGGAGATTTTGCCATTAGTATCCTTTAGGGCAGTCAATGACTGTGATAACCTGAGCAGACGGAAGAACAGGTTTGTCATATTTTTTGACATTGGTGAATGTCGTTATGGGTCTAATAAACGCACCAAATCCTGTCTTAGACTTGATTTTTAGTGCGGGAATTTTGTCTAACCCAACGTCTACAACACCAGTTGCACCTAAAATTCTACCATTTTCTATGATAGGAGTCAATACCCCACCATTTTCAGTAACAATAGTGTCTCCTTCCTCATAATCATTACCAGTTATGACAACTTGGATACCATCAACTTGACCAATAACTTGCTTGCCATCAGCAGTTCCACTGTTAGATCGTTGTTCAACAGTTTGCAGAACTTCTTGAATTACATTACCATCACCATCTATACCAGTGGGTGTGAGAGTGTCTACAGTAACACTTCCACCACCAAGATACCCAGATCCAGGGTTAGTAATAATGATGTTAGTAACTTTCCCATCTTTGACAACGGCAGTGCCAGTGGCACCCTTACCATTATTACAACGATCTACGATAGAAACAAACGGCACATCAGCAAAACCTAATCCCAAATCTTCCATATTTGCACCAACAACTTCACCAACAGAGTTGACCACTGCTTTAGCAACAGCACCAATTCCACCACCACCGAAGAGTTCAATACTTGGTGGTCCACATTCAAATGCACTGGTATTACAACCACCTGCTAGGTTAGCAGTTACACCACCCAGAATTTTTCCAGCGGATCCAACTGTTTCTAATGTTCCTTTGAGGGTATCAATAGTGCCTGCTGCTTCCTTTGCCTGAGCCATGAATGGGAAAGTGTCTTCAAGGAAACCTTCCACACCTTTATCAATACCATCAATCAAACCACCCACATCCAACATACGCTTCAAGTCCAAAACCTTCTTCGGATCAGGTCCAACGTTTGTTGCCCAATCAAAAGGTTGAGGATCACATGAAGAACCTTCACATTCCATCAACTTCAAACCTGCCTGCAAAGCACCAGTTGCTTTGTTCATGATAGAACTGAAGTTACCCAGAGCAATGCCTGCCATCTTACCGATAGCACCTAAAATTGGTCCGAGAAGACCCTGAATCGTGTCAGTAATTTTGGAGATCAAACCACCCAGAAACTGTTCCGCCGCGCAGAGTGGGAAGTTGATGATCTTTCCAAGCATTCCTTTCAGGAATTCCCCAATCATGTCACGGAGACCGTTGATTACGTTCTCCATCAAACAATAAGCAATATCCTTTTGTTTCTTCAGTTCTAATTTTTTGATTAGATTATCAGGAGACAAGAATGTAAGAACATCCCCAACTTTCTCATCAATATCTTCAAATAGATCCTTACGTGCTTGTCGGATCACATTACTCATATTGCCAGAAATTCTGTCAGATACCTCACCGATAACCTTATCAATGTTGACTACCCTATTCAAAATAGGATCAACAAATCCTTCTTTATTTTGTTCTAGTCCTTTGATAACCTCAATGAAAGACTGCATAGTCTTTGCAACATCACCCATAGCAGACTTAGGAATGTCACATTTGACTGCTTTCCTAATCTCAACAGGTTTGTCTAAAATATGACGGGTGGCAGTTTGAACTGGTTTACCGTCTTTATCATCAATTTCTTGATCATTATTAGGAATACTGCCAACTGTTGCAGGTTTCGCCTTACGTGTGGGGCGTACAGTGGCACCCAGTGATGTCTCAGATCCACCAGTTTCTAACACAGAATCAACTGTGATAGCAGAAAATCCAGATGTTCCTTTTTCTAGAACATCATCCCATTTTGTTGCATCTTTGATCAAATAATGCTGATATAAAGCACCTAGAATAATTGATTGCTGAGCATCCTATCCATCAGCATAGAAACCGATAACAGTTTCTCCGCCCTGGATAAAGTTACTAACACCAGCATAGTTTACACCTGCACCCTGACTAGCAGGAACAAGAATATGTGCCCATGGCAACTCCTCATCCTTTACATCATCAGTAGAAGGATGTTTACCTAGAACTCTTACCTTGGCACGATAACCATACTTACGTGATTGTTTGTCGCCAGGAAATTCTCTCCATGCAGGATCAATGGGCACTTGTCCAATGAACCAGTGAAACCCATCGCGTCCTGCAAATTTAGATTCAATACCCCTGTCGTCAAACATAATTCTCAGTCATCAAATACTTTACACATAGGTGAACCAGGGTGATTGTCACAGAAATCATCTAGAACTTTATCTTGGTGACGATTCCTTGGATCAGCAATCTTACCCTCTGTGGTGGGATCCCACTCATCATCTGAGTGTGTCTCATTACAGTGTAGATCTACTTTATACTCATTCCACTTATCATTTGCATCATAAAGTGGATCGGATGGATCTTTCTGTCGTGGTTGTGACATTAGGGTTCTCCTTGTCAATAAAAATGTTAGTTATTTGGAATAGAATGCAAAAGAATCTCTAACTAATGAAATTCCAGTAACATCACCTCGGGGATCTCCGAATACATGGGCAAGTTTAGAGACCATGTAATTACCAGAGGAAGGGTTCATTCCCGGTGACTCTGTATTTAGTAGGGGAAATGACATTTTCAAAATCATTCCAACTTCTAAACTCAAGTTCATAGGAACAGTCAACTCCAGGGACTGAGAAAAAAGAGATTGAAATCTACCAGTCGCATGTGCCTGTCGCCAAGCAATAGTTTCTGCAGTGCTTTTCAGTTCTGCCTTTTTCTCTGCCATCGCACCAACATCAAGAACATTTAGAAAGATTCTTGAATATTTCTCATCAATGTCGTTAGGGATATACTGATCTTCATTTGCAGAATCCAGTTTACTATCCTTGTAACTATATTCTACGAAGTGTGGGGTGCGATCAATAATATTATAATACCAGTTAGCTGATTTGTATTGTCCAACCATCAGTTTTTTTACGATATCATGACTTTCAACAAATCTTGGTGTATCTACAGCAGCAAAATTATTGATCTTTGTAGAATCAAAAAACGCTAATTGCTCATATCCATATGTGGCATCTTCCTGCAATGCTTTGTCAATAGAAAAGAAACTGTATCCTTTCCGTTCTCCCTCACATAAAACATATCCTGCACTTCCACTTTCAGCAGAAGATTTACCTTTCATTTCACCAACACACTTGGATGCTAGTCTACTAACCTGTTTCAATGGTGGGTTGTAATTACCAGTAAATGAGTATTCATTCATGGCAGGATGTGGAATGTCAATTCTACTTGAATCAACCTCCAACACGTCTTTTAGGACTTTCTCAACACTATCAGTAATCTTACCTTTATATCTCTTGATTGTTCTGGTTGTCAAGTTAGACATGGTTGTCTTCGTGACACACTCCAAGATATAAGTGTGTCTTTTTGAGTTTCCACTTTCAGCAGCAATATTTGCAATCAACAACTCATTCTTCTTTTTAGCAGAGAACTCAAATGGTTCTTTAGCACTAGGATGAGTAAACAGCAACTCAACTTTATTTCCAGGTCTGATTGGCAATGCTTGTGCCAACCCAAAAGTATCCGTAATCATGATAGTAACCTTCAAGGTCCTACCAACTCCCTCCTCATACCGAAGACCTTGAAACTGACCGATCAAGGATTGAGGTTCTTTACCTTCTGGAAATATGTTTAGTGTCTTAGCTTGATAGGCATTCAACCACTTCATTTCCAGACCTTCATATAAGATTCATACTCAAGGTATTTAGAATAAGGTAAGGGACTTTCTGGCATACTAATACTCCCAGAAGGAGAACTAAGTGGTGCAAATGGCATACTCTGCTCTTCAGTGTTACCCTCTCCACCTAAGAGCATTCCAGCACCAAGCAAAGGAAGAATCATTGCACCAAAACTGCTATTACTTGGATTGTTGGTGAAGAAAGGTTCATAAGATGACATATCTTTAGCATTTGTGGGACCTTTCGATATTACACTTTTAGGAGGTGTAATTTCAGGTGCACTTTGATTAGCATCTCTCGCAAATATTCTTTCTAATACAGACTTTTCAGTTCTTGTTTTAGGACTGTCTGTTTTAGGTGCATATCTTTTGGTTATTTTACGAACAGAGCGAGGAGGTGGGGGAACCGCAGTAGTTTTGGGTTTTACAGCAGGTTTTACAGTACGACTTGCAGCACCTCTAGAACCTCTAGCAAGTCCAGCCATAGTCAATGCTGTAGAAAACAAACCAAACCCCTGAATAGGTGCAGACTGGATAGTCTGTTGTGTCCTAAATCTTTTATCTTCCTGACGATCCCTGTTTAGAAAAACAAATCCTGCTGGAGCAAACGCTGTTGCTGGTTTACGAATCAGTTTCCCGTAAGGAGTATCAATTGTTTGCTCCTCATTATTTTCAATGTCAAACTTTTCTACATGTGGTCTGACTAGAACGGGTAATTGCTCAGTTGGTACAACCTTATTGCTAGGTGTACTTGGGATCTCACTATAATCAACTCCAGTAGGAACATAATCAGGAGAATACCTAAACTGTTTACTCTCACCAGAGTGCTTTTCAGCTTTACCGTCAAGATCTGCTTCAAATGGACTGGTACTAGGTTTTAGATCATCTGGTGTTGGTTGTGGTCCTTGTGGTCTAGGTCCCCCAAATGGATTTAGAGGATCGAAAAAATCATCATCATCCTTATTGAGATTGATAATATAATCATCATCAATAAAAAATATCTTTTTCCTTGCAAGTAAATCAAACCGATCTAAAGCATTATCAAACTCTTGAATAGCACCACCAAATTTAGTCTTTACTTGACTAATTCTTTGAGTTTTTTCCTCTACCTTTCGTCGCTGATCGGCACCAGTTATTTTATCGGAAATACCAGCACCTAAAGTTGCACCACCAAAACTTCCTGCAATACCACCTAAGAAACCACCGATAGCAGCACCAGGGATAGCACCAGCACCACCAAAGAAGGCACCAATCGTTCCACCAAGTAAAGCACCACCTTTAGCACCAGCAGCAAAACCTGCCAAACCACCTGCTGTAGTGCTAAGTGCACCACTAACTGCCTGTGTTTGTGTCTGACCCTCTGACAGTCTCAGTCCATAATCAACTCCTGTCAACGCAGTTGTTGCCACTGCATTGAATTTGCCCATCCGCAAACCACCCCTCAAGGATGGTTTACCACCACCCCTAAGACCCTTAGTAGGAACAATTCTATTAGCAGGTTTACCCCCCTTAGGTAATTTTGGTTTTGTAAACCTAGATCTAAGAGACCTTAGGAGACCTCCACCAGCAGCAGCACCACCTAAACCTAATAAACCATTGAGTGCTCCTCCTCCTCCTTCTTTTTCTTTAGCACGAGACAGTTCACCTTTCAACCTGCCAAACGCTTCGCCACGCTTTTTGACAAGTTCTTTCTTTAGTTTTAGACTTACTTGTTCAAGTCTAGAAACGTCTCGATTTCTCTGCTTTAGAATATTAGATAATGGTTTTATATTCTTCATGAGAACATTGCTGGAATGTTATACTGACTCAACAATGCTGAAGATGCAATCTCACTACCAGTTGTACCCATAGAATTAGGGTCAATTGAAATTTGTGACGGAGATTGTGGTGCTGGTGCAATAGCAGCAACTTTAGGTGCAGGAGTCTTAGAAGTAAACGGAAGATCAATATTTGGCATCAATGATGATTGATCGCCCAGAGGATCAGGTTTACTCCTACGTTGCCTAACATCATCTAGAATTGTATTATATCGTTCAATGGACTCAGCAGGAGTAATATTTTTCTGCCCATGATATGAAGTCAAACTTGCCCATTCCATACCTAGACGTTCCATCTCAGGATTAGAAATTCCATCGGCAAGATTTACTTTACGTTCTTGTTCCGCCAGGAACATAATCATCTCATCCTGAATTTCAGGAGTCATTTTGGTAGTTTCAGGATCCAATTTCATGGCCTTCATTACCTGTTCAGGTTTCATGAATTGACCTGCACCTACAGCGGCACTTGTCTGCACTTTTCCACTAGAGTCAGTAAAGGTGGGAGTCTCCCCAGCAGCAAGGCGACGATTTTGCTCCTGCATCACTTCATTACCAGTCATATTAGTGATGTCAATACTGGTATCACCACCAAACCACTTGTTATATCCTTGGGCATCAGCAGTGCCCTCACTTTCTCTTACGAGTTGAATAAATGCTTCTCTCTTAGGATCATTTAGAGCAACCCTATTTGCACCAGGTAACGCTGCGTTGAGTGGTGTGACCTTTGGAGGTTGCTCGTCATCATCAGGTGCTGTAGTAGTGCCATTCTTCTTCCCATCTTCTGTAATGTTGATAGTAGGATCTTTTACGTCTCTACCTAAGAGTGAAGAAACAATCCGACTGAATTTAGAAACTGTGGCACTAAAAAGATTCACATCTTGAGGAGTAATCATCCTACTCTCAAGAGCTTGCTGCTGAGTTATTTCTGCTCTTTTTTCATCTGCACCAGCTCCACGCCCCATCAACATCGACCCACCAATCATTGCTAGTGGTATCAAAGATAAAAGACCAAGTGCTCCACGACCTCCCATTCTTCCACGGGGGGCAGCAGACCTAGGACCCGCTTGTGGTCCGCGCCTGCCTCCTTTCAATCCTAATGCCAAACCTACTGCTCCTAATACTGCTGTCGTAATTTCAGGAAGCATCGCTGTTACTGCGAGTGCGCTATCCTGCACCCCTCCCATTATATCACCTTGTGAAAACTCTCTAAAGGCAGATGCTGACGCTACTGCAGCAAGAACACTTCTAAATCCCAAGAACATATTACCAAGCTGCTCTGTCTGCTTGATATCTTTCTTTAGAAGTTTCTGCTCTGCCCTAAAATATCGTCGTCTTGCTCCCAAATCTTTCCGAATATCAGCACGCATGACCTTCATGCTAGCATCCATTCTTTCCATGTCAAGGACAATACGTCCCAAACGCCGAATATTTCTCTTCGTCTTATCAGTATTTTCTTCTAAGGCAGCAGCTTGTTGCTCCACCTTGTCCCTCAATGGGGCAATAATGGGAGTAACAGACTGTACGTTAGAATCCGGCATTTGCTTCCTGTGCTGCCTCTAGCCTTTCTTTTTCAAGATAATTTGTTAGATACTTTATGTATACTTCTTTTTCCCAGGGTATTAGACTTTCTATATCACTCAATGACCAATTGTGGTGTTGCATGAGGGAAAAATTTACCTCCATACACACATCAATAGTCGTGTGATATAGCATCACCCGAAAAAATTTGCCATGCCCTCAACAACTACATCAGTCTCAACTTCAGTATTTGGATTAGTTACCTTACCTTCGTATTTCAACTTAGGCATGGTGTTGAAGAATCTTTCAATTTGCTGGAACTGAGATGAACTTAGTTGCTCAATAAATTTGACCAGTTCTGTTTGAGTACAGTCACTAGCAGACCATGCTTCCTCTTCCGTATAGATGGTGTCAATGCACTTTGCAACTGCTTTGAATGCCTCCTCTACGAGATCTTTATTAGTTTCCTCAACAACACTAAAGTTGTTTTTCAAAAACTCATCCATAGATGGATACTTCATTTTGATAGAGATACCTCCATCAAGTTGAATCGTATCATTGTGATCATCAGGAACATCAAGTCCAATCTCTGACATTTCAATAGTCAAAGGAACTTTTACTGTCTCATCATCAGCACAAGTAACTAGCAGTTCTACAGTCTCACCGACTGATTTGCCTCGAATATTCAAAAATAGATATTCAAGATCAAATGAGGGAAGAGTATCAATCTTGACTCGGGAGACAACACATGCTTTTAGAACATCCTTTACTGTAGAAATAATGTTCTTATCGCTTCCACTCTCAAGAGCAATTAGAAGTGCTTTTTCTTCTTTGACAAGGAATGGGCGGTATCTAACAGGTTTCCCAGTAGATAGAAGGTTTACCTCAAAAACAGGTGTTACAACCTTAGGAAGTGGCATAATAAGTCAACTCAGTAAAGATATTTAGGGGGTGGTAAAGAAAAAATCGTCAGGCATAGGACCTAAGGGAGAGACATATCCATCAAGGTTCTGACTTTCTGGTAGTTTAGCAGGTGTTGCAGGTTTTGTAGGTTTCGTGCCAGGAGGAAGTGGACTTGGATCTGAAGGATCTGCTGCTGGTCCCCTAGGAGAAGGAGCAGATACACTACCATCGGTGTTTTTAGTGGCACCAGCATCAGCACCCTGGCGATCAATATAATAAGTCTCGTATGCAAAAGATACCGTAGTTTTGATCAGTTCTGCTTTCCCATATGCCAAAGGTGCGGCAATGATATTAGTCGGGAATGCTTTTCTAATAAAATATGTAATGTAACTAGGGTTTGCTAGAGCACGATTGAATGATGTAATTTCAAGATTACATTTATAACTATCAGGATATCTCATCCTTCTACCAGGATTATCCTGCTTCAATTTAGTCTCTAAATTTCCCTCTGGACCACCAAAATCAGGAGGACTAATAAACTCCATCCAGGCATTGAACACATCATTAGTGAAGTAATCTCTTTGAGAATACCAAGTCAAATTGATATCAGGATATCTACGATATAAGGCATATGATTGTGATAATCCTTGACGGAGTCCATCAACTTTAGAAGTTTGAAGTTGACTCCCAGGAAGAAGTGCCTCTGAACAAAATAATGAAAGATAACTTCCGGGAGGTTGATCATTCTCAAATATAGCTGTGCTGGTGATATGCTTTTCTAAATCACGCCCACTTTGAGTTGATGAAAAATCTATAGTTACATCATATATGTTATTGAACGCAGGAACAATTCCTCCGGCTCTACTATTACCAAGGTAAAGGTCTTCAGTTTTTAGGCGTCTCCCACCATCCTCTTTTGCTATTACTAAGGCTTTTTTTGCCATTCCTCTAAATATAGAGTGGTCTGTTATACTATGTATGTCCTATCAGGGTCGGTATAGACCGTCGAATCCGAAGAAGTACAAAGGGGATTCGAGAAACATAATCTATCGTTCTTTATGGGAACGTAAGTTTATGGTCTATTGCGACAAGAATCAAAATATTATAAATTGGGCATCTGAAGAATTCCATATCCCTTACTATGATCCTACAACCAAACGTGTTCGTAGATACTTTCCTGACTTTTACATCAGATACAGGAATGTGAACGGCAACATTCTTGAAAAGATCATCGAGATCAAACCTGCTAAGCAGTGCGTTCCTCCAACAACAAAACGGAAGACAAAAAAACATCTCTATGAAACCCTTGAATATGCCAAAAACCAGGCAAAATGGAAAGCAGCAGAAGACTTCTGTGCTGACCGCAAATGGGAATTTCAAGTCATGACGGAGAAAGAACTTGGAATATAGAGATGAATTTCCAAAATCTACTTTAGAAGGAAAACCAATTCCAGGCAAAATTACACTGTTTCAGTATACAGCGAAAACAGCAGAGCAAATGCCATTCTATGATCGTAATCCTCTGTGCTACATAATTGCAATAGAAAGACAAACCATATTCTGGGGAGTAAATCTACATTATCACAGTCCAGAGAATAGATTAGCAATAATGAGATACATTGATTCTGGCAATGATTTAGCAAAATTGCGAGGGTTTCATAAATACCTAAAATCTTATGTCGGCAGTCCTTTTCTCACAATTGCAACAGAAGAGTGGGAAAAGGCAGTAAACCTTGATTCTGAGCAATTTGTTAGGGACTTTGGTTCCATTGAAATTGATATCGATCCTAAGACTGTTTATCGTAAAGGCACCCTCAAAAAATGAGCAAAGAATGTATTGGCGGTAAATGTCTTCTGAACCAAGCAGTTACCCTTGGCTCAGGTATCCATAGATTATTGGTTGGTACTCAACTAGATGATCAGTTTGGAACAATAAAAGGTCTTATTGATCCTTCAGGGAAAAACCTGAATTTGAATGTATCCAGCAATAAAAACCTTTTGAAAGAAGAACCAGTTGGTAATGGACTGGTGCGTGCATTAGATATTGCTCGCGATCTAGCAACTAAAGAAAATAAACTTGACGCACTCGTCGAAGCTTCTAACTTGTCAGGTGCATCTTTTGCATATGACGGGAACTCAGCAAAACGATTATTAGATAACTCAGGACTTTCAGAGTATTCTGCCCTTACACAAATTCCATCTGTTCTCGCCAGCAACTTTATCCACCCTGATGCAGGAGTCAATGGTGATGTAATACCCCTGCCTGTTATCCCTGCTCCTGAGGATGGGGACACACCTGCAGCATCACTTCCAGAAGGAGACAATAATAAATTACCTCCGGTCTTACAATATCCACATGATGCACTTTATGATAAAGGTGCTCAAGATTACATGAAAATTGAGAGATTCAAGTATTCTCCACCAAATGCAAATGCAATAACAGA